CAGCTCTTCGCGGGTCGTCACGGTCGGGTTATTGCCGCCCTTGTGGCGCTGGGTCAGTTGCTTGGCGATGACGCGCGGCGCGCACACGGTGGCAAGGCCGTGGCTGATCGCGTAGTCCCACACGTTGCCCATGTACTTGCGCAGGGCGCGGGCCGTGGGGACTTGGCCGGCGCGCTCGATGCCGGCCAGCAAATCGCGCACCTCGATGGGGGTAACTTCGCCAATGGGCTTGAGGGCCAGGGCGGGCACCGTGAACACCTTACGGGCGAACATGGACAGCCATCCGGCCGCGTGGTCAGCGCTCCAATTGCCGTTGGACACTTGCAGCTCGTGGAAGTCCTGGCAGACACCTTGCAGCGTGCCGGCCGGCGCGAATTCCTTGGCGGCGCGCTCGGCGTCAGCGGCAACCAGCGCCAGGGCCGTTGCCGTGGCTTGGGCGGCCTCGGCGCGCTGTTCCATGGGGTCGATACCTTGCGCCACCATCGTGCGCAGCTCGGCGGCCTTGACGCGGGCATCGGCCAGGGAAAGGCCCGGGTACTGGCCGAGCACCATGGTGTTGCGCTTCTTGGTCACGGGGCGGGTGTAGTCGAACCTCCACGAGTGGCCCTTGGGGTGGCGCTTGCCGTCCACCCATTGGAGTTTGAGGTACAGGCCGGCGCCGTCCGTCAGTTGGGTGGCCTTGTCGGTTGCCTTGACGGCATCGAGTTGTTGGGGGCGAAGGGCTTGGGACTTCATGATTCGGGCTCCGTTTGCAGTAGGAAAGTGGTTTGCGCTAAGCGCTACTGTAGTCCGTACTGCATTCGGTTGCCATACCCCACCCACGGTCAACCACGGCGAACGCGGTTCGACCTGGCGTAAGTCGTTGATCTGAAAAGGCTTATTGCCCCTTAACGACCCTCAACGCGGGTGCAACAGGATTTCAGACCAAAACACTCGGCTACCCGGTAAAACGGCCTTTACTACGTTTCCGTACTGCAAACCGTCCGGCAAACGCCTAGTACCTCGATGACCATGGGTTGAGCGTGTGTTGCGGCATGCGGCTTGCCGAGGCGTGACGAAATGCCCTTCACAGTTGATAGCGCTTTGCGCTATCCTGCGCATTCGTTCTATCCACGGGAGATTCTGAAATGCCGCATATGTTGCAACGCACCACGGCCGCCGCGCCGCCCCCGATGCCCACCACGGCCGCCGAGCTGATCGCCTCGATTCACGCCCGTTTGGCCGCCCTCGATGCGGCCCGCAGTGAGTACGAATGCCACAACCCCGAGGCCCTGCTTTACCGCGCCGTCGTGGTGTCGGCCGATGGCCTGTTTCTGGCATTCGACATTGACGGCGACGGCATCGTGTCCAACCCCCGCGTGTGCTCGCTCATCGATGCCACGAAGTTTCAGAACTCGCGCCAAGCCAACAGCGTTGCCAACGCCACGCGCAACGGAAACGGCAAGGTTGCCACCTCGATGCGCCTTGGCAAGGCGTTTGACCACGCCCGCGCCGAGCTGGAAAAGTCGTTGGCGGTCTTCAAGGATTGAACTCGACAGCGCAGGCCCATTGCCTGCCGTCACCCATGTAACCAGCGCTAATAGCTTTTTCGGTCACAATCCGCCGATGATCCTCGCACCCACCCCCGACAACTTGCGCGCCGTGCGGATCGACGCCGAGTTGACCCAAGCGCAGGCCGCCGCCCTCGTATACCTCGGCGACGTGGCCCGTTGGTCAGAGTACGAACGCGGCAAGCGGCCCATTGACCCCGCGCGCTGGGAACTGTTTCTCATCAAAGTGGGCATGTCGAGCGCGTACCGTCCCGCGCAAGGCGTGCCCGTTCCTGGCGGCCGATCCAAGGCCGCCGCCAAACTCAAGGCTTTGCAATCATGAACCGCACCACCCGCACCGTTTGCGCCCGCTGCCTCACTGGCATGGGCATGCTCTGCCTCATCCTGGCCGGCCTGTTCACCCTGGGGGCCATGGCCGAAAACATGAACCTCGCGCGCCTCGGATACGTGGTCGCCGTGTTCATCGCGTTTGGCATCGCGGGGGTGTTCTTCGATACGGGCGACGACATGCGGCGCCAAGCCAAGGAAAGGGCCCAAACGGGGCCGATTGTGGAGCGGTAAGGGGTAGACAGCCCCAACAAAGGAAAGGGCCCCATTTGGGGCCCTTTTCCATTGCGTCGCGGCTTACTGCAAAGCCGGTGCGGCGCCCGTGTCGGTTTCAGGCCCCGGGCCGTTGGGCGGCGTCGGCGGCATCGCGGGCGCGTTGAGCGCGGCCACTTGCTGGCGGATTGCATCGATGACCGGAGCGGCCTCGATGTAGGGGCGATGGCCCAGCGCGTTTGCCACGGCGTCGAGCTGTTGGGGGGTGAAGCGGATAACGATTTCGTCGGTCATGGTTGCCTCAGTGAAAACCGCCCTTGAGGGCGAATTGAATAAGCGCGGCCAAGATTGCCGCGATGACGACCCACACCACGCGGGTTATGTTCGAGTTGATGGCATGCACCTCGCGGGTGAGAGCTGTTAGGGCGGCCTCGGCCAGCGCCACGCGCTTGTCGAGGTCGTGAAGGTTCGCGGTCTTGCGCCGCTCGTCGCCGTCCCACGTCACGGCGTAAAGCCCACGTCCCAGCCAACCGAGTTCGACGTAATCACTTGCGTGCCGCCCGAGTCGGCGTAAATGGTAAGTGTGCCGCTGCCGGTTCCCTCAACGTTGGTGGCGCTGTTTTGAAAACTCCAGCTTGCGCCCGACACCGATTGCACCGTGTTGACTGCGCCTGAAATGGTGGTGTTCGACTGCGAGCTGATCGTGAGCTTGCACCAATAGAGCGAGCCAACGCCCGCCGTTGGATTCGGGAAATACCACGGCCCACACGTTGAGGTGCCCGTGCCGCCCGTTGGTGAGCGCGACGTGCTCGACGTGCCATCGCTGTTAAGCGTGAAGCCCGCCGAACGAAGGCCCGTCGTACCGCTCAACGTGTTGATGCACGAAGCCGAAAAATTCACGGGGCCGCCGCCCTTGCCGGCCAAAATCGCCATTTGGATGCCGCTCACGTGATCGTCCCCGAAATGTGGAAGTTGTTCGAGGCCACGCAAATGACGGTGCATACGCCGAAGGGCAACAACGTGCGGTTGCCGGTGTTGGTAGTGCCCGCTTGCTGCATCGTCACGGATGCACCCTGAACCACGCTAATGCTGCCGCTGGTGCCGTTCACGATGGTGACTGCATCGCCCACCGAGAACACGGACGCGGGCACGGTGACCGATCCCGCCGAGCGTTGGTAAATGTGCTTTCCACGGTCGCCAACCACAAGGGTGTAACCCGCCACCAAGTTGGTTTGCGGCAGGCCCTTATATCCAAGTTCGTTGCCGGCGGAGTCCTGAATCACGCCCGCGCTGGTGATGATGAGGCGCTGCGTGCCACCCGTATTGAGCTGCAACGATCCCGCATCGGCTGAAACGGTGGCGTTCGTTCCGTCGTGAATAAAATAGGCCTTGCGCGTGGCGCCGACATCGAGGGTTAGCAGTGCGCTAGAGCTGCCGTTAATCTCGATGAGACCGCGCCCCGCCGCGCTGGACGTGGCGGTGCCGAAGCCGCTGCCGACAAGGAAATTTCCGCTCGGGTCAACTACGGCGTTGCTTAGGACTGTCGCGGCGGTGCCCGCCGTGCCAGAGGGGATCGCGTAGAAGGCATGTTGCCCCCCGGATTGGTAGTAAATGCCAGCGGGGCCGGTCGTCCTGTAGATGTAATTCGACCCGTTGTAATACAGGTTCTGCATCCAATACATGGCGCCCGTGCCATTGAAGGCGAGCGCGCCGGACGTGCCTTCAATCGCCTGCAACGTGACCCACGCGTTAGGCGTAGTGTTGAAACCGAGATTGCCCCCCGTGCTGATCGTCACACGCGTTGAGCTGTTGGTGCCGAGCTGCAAGGCCGCGCCATTTTCGGAGACCAGCGCCAGCGACGTTCCCGTGTTGGCCTGCAAATAGCCGGTGCGGGTCGTGCTCGCTGTGTTGTAGAAGCTGATAAAGCCGGCATCGTTGGTCGTGCGCAGCGATTCGCCCAGCGCAGAAACGACGATGACGGACGGTTGCAAAGCGGTGTTCGTCAGATTCAGGCGCGTGGTGCCGCCCGTGGCCCACGCCATCGAGGCAACGGCGCCGCTGTTGCCGAATTGCAGTTGGTTCCCTGCACTCAGGGTCATGACGGACGAGGCCGTCCCGCCGCTGTTCTTGATCGAGTAATTCGCGGCGTTGTCGATGACAACATCCCCGCCGATTACTTGCAGCTTGCCCAACGCGTTGGCGCCGCCAATTCCGACGTTGCCCGATGCATCAACGAACACGCGCCCAACGCCGTTGGTCGTGACGGCAACTTGATTCGTTGCAGGCGAATAAATGCCCGTGTTCGTGTTCGAGGTGAACGTGAGCGACGGCGCGGCGGCCGTGCCCACCGGAATAACAAGCGGGTTGGTGAACGTCAGGCCCGTGGATGCGATGGACAGCACGAGCGCGCCGCCAGCGGCGATGCCCAGCACACCGGCCGCAGCGCGGTAAATGCCCAACGTGCCCTCGCTCGAAAACGTGACGGCCGGCGCCACTGCGGTGCCGTCAATGTTCTTGAGCGCGGCCAGCATGGCGCCCCGGCCGTTGCGGTCGAGGCTGTCGGTAATCGAGCTGCCCAAGTCGCTGCACGTGTTGTTGGCCCACGTGCTTTGAATGAGCGTGTTCGACACCACCGGATTGCCCGAGGGCAAAGAGTAGGTGCCCGAGGAATTGCGCGGCATGTCGTGTTCTCCCTATTTCTGTGCGGTGTCCGCACCCGCAACGCCTGCGGTTCGCAGTAGCGCGGCGAGTGCGTCGGGGTTGTTTCGCGCGGCGGCCTGCCACCCATAGCCGCCTTGCAACAGCCGTTGACCTGGCGCGGTGAGAAGCGCTGCGCCAAGCCCTGCGGCGGGCATGATCCAACCGAGGCCGGCGCCACTCATGAGGGCCATTTTTTCGGCCGTGCCGGGGCCCACCTCGGGCAAGCGCGAACCGAGCACCGAGGCCGCCGCTTGCGCTTGCTGTTGGCCCGGCGCGGTGCCCTGGGCAAACGCGGATTTGCCCGGCGTGGTGTCACGCGCGCGGATCGAGTTCAAAAGCTGGCCGGGCGACACAACGCCGTCGTTGCGCGCTGCGCCGAGCGAGCCGGCCGCGCGCTGCAAGGTCTTGAAGTTTTGGTAAGCGCCGTTCACGGGTTGAAGCATTGATTGCACCTCGGGCGGCAAGCCCGCAAGGCGTGCGTTATCGATGTGGTCGCGAAGCGCTTGCAGTGCGTTGGCTTGGTCGCCCTGGCCGGCGCGCCACGCCGTGCTGATTCGGTTATCGAGGTCGGCGAGTGCCGCTTGGTATTGGTCGCCCGTGGCCCCCGCGTGGTTCAGTTGCGTGGTCGTGGTCGATTGAACCGGCGTGCGAATGTTCGAGCTGACGCGGCCCGACCCGAGCGGCGCGCCGCCGCGCGTTGCGGTGGTCACGGTCGGCGACACACCAACGCCCAACGTATCGGCCGCTTGGCGCGCTGCGCCGGCCACGTCGTCGGCAATCCCCGGCGTGTAGGCGCGCGCCTGCTGCACCACTTGGTCGAGGTTCTGTTGCAGCTCGGGCGTCACGGGCAACACGCGGTTGTTGTAGATCGCGCCGTATGCGTCGCGGAATTTCTGCCCGAGCTGCTGCAACGCCTCTTGCCCCTGGCCCTGAACCGGCGTGGTGTTCCAGTTGAGGATATTTCCGGCCTCGTCCACGTTGGGCGTGGGCGGCGTCGCGGCGCGCTGCAATCCCTGGTTCCATTGCTGGCCCGCGCGCGCCTCGGCGTTGTTCATCAACTCGCCCACGATGGGCAGGCCCTTCGCGCGTTCACCAAGGCCGCGAATCAGCGGGCTTTGCTGCGCCTTCCAAAACGGCACGTTCACGCCCTGATCCATGAGCGCGCGCGCCTCGGGCGTGACGCCCCGCGCAATGATGCCGCCCGCCGCGTTCGTGATGCCACGGCCCACGAGGTCGCCACCGGCACCGAAGGCCGCGCCCAGCTCTGCACCCTGCTGCATATCGGCGGGGTTCTGGATTGCGCCCGTGGCCGCGCCCGTGGTGGCCGCGCCGATGGCAGGCGCCGCAAAGCGCGTAGCAGCGCCGAGCGCGCGGGGCAGCATCGTGGCCGCGCGCGTGACGCCCGCAGTAACCGCGCGCGTGCCGGCGCCCACCGGCAGCGCGGTAAGGGCCACGTTACCCGCGAGGTTGCCCAGCTTGCCGCCCGTGGTGTTCATCAACGGCGCGTCGGTGGCTGCATCCTGCTGCGCGGCCTTTTGGTCGTAATCGCCAATGCCCACCATGTTGCCAATGCGCTTGATACCGCCCCACGTGTCGGCCACGGCCTTGCCGGCGCCGGCCGCCGCCGTCTGTAGACCGTTCATGTCCTTTGTCGGGTCGAGCTTGGCGCGGTCGGTGTCGTAATCGATGCCGCCATAGAACTGGCGCGCCGACATATCGGGGTACAGCTTTTGGTGAATCGCCATCAAAAGCTGATCGTCCGAAAGGTCGTTGTACATGGGGTACTTCGCCCGGATCGCGGACACGGCGACTTTGGGCGGTGCCGCAGGCGCGCCACCCGTCACGAGGTCGGAAAGAGTCAGGTTCGAGACTGGATCGCCCATGGCTTACTTTCGAAGGCCCAGCGGATCGGCCGGCGCGCCGCCAGGGGCAGCGGCCGGGGCCGGCGCGCCCGGGTAGGTTTGCGTTCCCGCGCCACGGCCCGCAGCGGCACCGAGCACGGCCGAACCGGCTTGGCCTGCGTTGCTCTTGGCCCAATCGCGCGCGGCCTGCAACTTCGCCACGATCATTTCGGGCGGGTCGTTCGGGTTGGGCAGGAACGTATTGGCGCGCGCCTCTTCGTGCGCCGACACGGCGGCGCCGTAAAGGTGGTTCAGCTCCAACGATGCTTGCCGCATCATCGAGGCGCGCGCGGTAATGTCGTCCTGGCTGAGGCCCATTGCGCTGGCGCCCAAACCTTGCATTGCAGCGGGCAGCGCGGAAACCGCCGAGCCGCGCGCGCCGAACGCCTTTTGATGCGCCGAGATTTGGCCCAACAGCAGGTCGATCCGGCCGGCGCTTGCGAGGTTGTCGGATGCGGCGGCAACGTTCTTTTCCCACTCGTGCGTCGGCGTGTAGGTGCCTTGGAAAGGCGCGTAGGTCGGCCGGCCCTGCGCGTCGAACGTGGCCGCGTACTGCATGCCATCTTGGGCATTCGTGACCACGGGCGTGCCGTCCGGCGCATACCCGGCCGGGTGGTACTTGTTCGCTTGGCTGTTGGCGTTGCCCATGCCCTTGAGGGCGAAGAGCGTTTCCATGTGCTGTTGCGCCGCCTCGGCCCGCTGTTGGTTGCGTGACTGCGTTTCGTTCCACTGCATGTAGGCTTGCGCCTGCCGCTGCAATGCGCCGTTCAACATGCCGGCGTCGCGCTCTTGCAGGTAGTCGGGCGAGTAGTTGAACTGCCCCGATAGCGGGTCGTAAATGCCGTGATCCGTGTAGCGCGGTTGGCGGTTCGCAAGGGCCTGTTTCAGCACCTGCCCGCCCACGTCCGACAGACCTTGATTGCCGCTCAACGTGCCCAGCACGCCGAGCGCGTATTGGTTCGCGTTGTCGGACTTGCGCTGTGCGATTTGATCGGGCGTGTAGGCCGGCTGCATGGGCGCATTCATGCGCTTTTGCAGCATGTCGATTTGCGATTGGAACGGGTCGTTATACGCATACGACCCATCGGGCGCGACTTGGCCCCACGGCTCCGGCGTTCCCGTGGTGTTGCCCACCGGGCCCGAGACGGATACCCCGCGAAGTGCATTCGGAAATGCCGTTGCCATGGCGTTACCTCACTGGCCCGCGCCGGGCGCGCCCTGGCCCGTCAGGGCGTTGAAATACTGCGTCATGGCCTGTTGTCGCTGCTGATCCATGCCTTGCGCTTGCGTGTCGGCACGCTTGCCCATTTGGCCGGCCACGTAGTTGTCGGCCAGCGACGCGCCGAGGTTGGCAAGGCCCGCCGCTTTGTAGACCCGCCCGGCCTGCTGGCCCTGCATTTGGTCTTTCGAATCGGCGCGCAGCGAATCGGCCAACTTGCGTTGACGGTCGATTTGCGCCTGTTGCGACTGCTGGCCCTGAAGCGCCATGACGCTGGCGGTCAACGCGGGGTTGACGTAGGCGCCACCCGGGCCGCCCATGCCCGGTTGCGGGATGGGCTGCTGCGCCTGCACGCCCATGAGCGGCGGGGGCGATGCGGGCATTTGAGGTGCGCCGGGGGCACCCTGCATGCTCGGGTCGAACGGCGGGGGCTGCATTGCTTGCTGTTGGTAGTTGAGGGCCATTTACTTCGCTCCTTTGGTGCCTTGGATTTCATCCTTGCGCGCGCTGCTGGCGCTGCTGCCGAAGATGTAATAAACGGACGCCATCAACGCGGCGTCGAGCGTGCCGAGAATCCGGCCCATGAGTTCGGGGCTATCGGTGTCTTTGGGCAGGCCCAACACCAACACGGCGCCCTCGATGCCAACCACGCCCACGAAGATGAGCACGGCGAACCAGAACACGCGCGCGGCCTGCTGGCCGGCCACGTTGTTGCGGCGCGCGCTGTCGCGGTCGGCGGCGTCGCTGGTGTAGCGCGTCACGTCGTTTTGAAGCGCGATCTTTTGCAGCTCGTTCGCCTGCGTTTTCAACGCCGTATCGGCGTCGATCAACTTCGCGCGCAGCTCCGGCGTCAGGCCGCCCGCCAGGGCATCCGACACGGCGGCCTCATCCTTGGCTTGATCGCCCGAGCTGCCGCCCAACACGGCGTCGGCCAGCACCTTTACCGCGATGCCGGCCGCAGGCGTGCCGAAGGCGCCGGCCACGGTCGGCGCAACGGTGCGGACAATTTCTTTCCAGTCCATTTCATGACACCCGGTTGAGAAGCCAGCCGTACACAAAGCGCTCGTCCTTGGGTTGGGACTCGGCCAACCCGATGTAGAACGCGCCACGAAGCGAATTCAGCGCGCGCAATAGAACCTTCACCCCTTCGCCATCGCGCGCCACGTAGTACGCGCGGAAGGCGGCCACGGTCATGGGGCCAATGCGTCCATCCACCGTCATGTCGGGGTAAGTCGTGCCTCCCTGGTTCAACACGTTGAGCGAGCGTTGCAACCACTTGCCGGCCGTGTCGGGCCCGCAATTAACGGCGGCGTCGAACAGCTCTTTCGCCACGTCCGGCGCGAGCAGCGCGAGCGGGTCGAGCGAGAGCGCGTCCCAATACCGTTTGCGGTAAATCCACACGGCCACGTCGCGGGGCATGGCGCGCATGTCGCCGTCGTATCCGAACGCGCGCGCCGTGGCCTCCGTGATGCCGTAATTGGTCGGGCCGCCGCTGTCGGCCGGGTCGTTGGTGTACCCGCCCTCGATGGGCTTTAGCGCGGCGATGGCTTCGTCAAATGCCTGCATAGTTCACCCGCAACACGCCCCGCATGTTGTCCACGAGTTGGGGCGCCACGCGGCGCACCTCTTGGGCCATGACGCCCACGCGTCGGCCACGCTCGCCGATGTAGCGATAGCTGTAGACCCCCACGCCAAGGCGCGCATGCGTGCCGATGCGGCGAACGTCGGTCTTGACGCGCCGGTCACTGAACATCATTGCGGCGCCACCGAGCGAACCCGCCGCGCTCATGAGCTGGTTTGTCCCGGCCTGCTGCGCGTTGAATGCGTCCATGCTGGCTTGGTACTGATTCGACGCGGCGCCGCTGTAGTCGGTGGCCTGCGATGCGTTCGCGGTGTTGTATCCACTGAACGAAGGCATGCCGACTTGCTGCCCGTTCAACAGGGCTTGAATCTCGTTCAGGCTGAAACCGCGCTGCTGCATGGCGTCGGTGAGCTGCTGATTGCGCAATTGATTCTGGAACGTGGCCGACTGCATTTGCTGGTTGTAGTTCTGGCCCTGCGCGCCGAGCTGCTGCGCATACCCCTGCTGTTGCTGCGCGAGCCCGAGTTGCGTTTGCTGCGCGACGTTCGCGGTTTGCTGCTGCGCCTTGCTGAGGTCTTCGCCGAACTGCGTTTGCCCCTGGTTCACGCCCGCTTGGATGGCGCTGTAATTGGCTTGGTTGTATGCATCGTTTTTCTCGTTCTGGAAATCCTGCATGGCGCGCGTATAGGCGTCGCTGTTCTGCGAAATGCCCTGATTCGCCAACTTCGTTTCGAGGTCTTGCTGTTGGTGCTGCCACTGCGGATCGAGGCGCGAAGTCGCCTGCGCATATGCAGCATTGCCCGCCGTCTGCGAGTTCTGCGCGCCGGTTTGCAGGTTCGAAAGGGACGTGTTGATGCTGTCCGGGTTGAACCCGTAAGGATTCGTCACGGATTGCGCGTTGCCGGCCGTGGGCGCGTTCTGGAACGAGGCAAGGTTGCCCCAATTCATCGGCGTGCCGTACTCGTTTTGCACGCGGCCCATGAGGTTCTGCGCGATATCGCTTCGCTGCTGGGTGATTGCCTGCTGCGAGTCGAGCGCCTTTTGCTGTTCGGGGTTCAGCGTGGTGGTTTGCGTCCACTGCGCGACGCGCTGCCCCGTGGCCGGGTCAATCGTCGGCGTGCTACTCCAGGTTTGTTGACCCCACGGCGTGATTTGATTCGCGCGATTGGCCCACGTCTGTTGATTCGTGACGGCCGCCGAGCTGGCCGCCGTTTGCTGCGCGGCGGCCGTGTAGTCCGGCGCGGGGGGTGCGGATTTCTTGCCCATGTCGTTACCTCACTGCGAGCCGAGCTGGCCCGGTTGGGCCCGCCCTTGCTGTTGCATGCGCAATTGCGCGATGAGCGATTGCGCCCCCTGCGGATTCGCTTGGCCCATGCCGGCCGGCGCGGCGGCGCCAGAAACGGGCGGCATTCCCTGTTGTGGCGGCATCCCCATGGGCGGGCCGCCTTGAGGGCCGCCAGGGGCCATTGCGGGCCCTTGCTGGCGCATTTGCATGGCGAGCTGCTGCCCGAACGCGGGCGAGCCCTGCGGCGTGGCGCTGGCATTGTCTTGCGGGCCCCACGGCGAGCCGGCCGGGCCGCCGCCCACGACACCCGTATGCAAGGCACCGTCAGCACCCATGCCCCAGCCCCAACCGCGTTGCGTCACGTCGGGGTCGGCCCACACGTTGTAAGCCGGGCCCTTGGGCGGCGCGGGCGGCGTGCCGTTCGAGCTGCGGTCGAGCCAACCCTTTTGATACCCGATATCGCCATTCACGTCCGGCGCGAAGCCGCCCACCGGGTTGGAATACTTCAGCGCATCCGCGCGCAGGCCCTTGGGCATGCCCACGGGCAAGCCGGTTTCGGGGTCGGGCGCGAGGCCGGACAGCGGGTTGGAATTGGGCTTGGTCGGATTCGCACCGTAGCCGGGGATCAGGGCCTGTTTAAGTTTCGACATGGTGTTTCCTCAATGGGGGCGAAGCCAGCGGCATTGCCCGCGCAGCATTTGCAGAATGACTAGATCGCCTTCCAAGCCGCCGTTAGGGATGCGCGCGATTTCTTCGAACCCCAACCGGCGGTCGAATTCGAGGGCCTGCACGTTGGTCGAATCGACCATGCCCAACACGGCCTCGCAACCGCACACCTCGAAAGGGAACGCGAAGGCATCGCGCACGATTCGCGGCGTCATGGCCTCGGGCTTTTGAATCACGACATGCATGCAGCACGAGCGGCCAATAAATCCGTTGTACCCAACGGCGATTGCGACTTGATCCATTGAGGCCGGAACGTCGCGGTACGCGTCGGGCACATGCAGCACGCCCCGGAAGTCGTCCGACCACTTCAGGCCAAGGCGATCCGAGAAAAACGATTGCACGGTGTTGCGGTCGGTGGCTTCGATCAAAACGGCCCCCCGGGTTTCACCATGTATTCGATTGACGCCAACGTGGTCGGCGCGTTCGAGCTGACGAAGATGGACGGCGACAGCGCGAAGCCCAAGCCTTCCACGCTGCGCCACTCGCCGTAGGCCGCCGCGCCACCGGCCCAGCGGTCAACATCCCAAAACGCGGCATCCCACAAACTGCCCACGCTCGTGGTTGCGGCCGGAACCGCGCTCAATGACGTGACCGAGAAATCCACGTTCATGAGCATTGACCACGAGGGCACGGCCTGCGCGATGAAGTTAAGCCGCACCATGACGGCCTGCTTTTGCACCGTCGGCGCGCCCAGGTAGTTGAACGCGGGGGTAACGCGGGCGTTAATTTGCGTCGCGCCCGTGCCGTTCAACTTCAGGCCGTCCACGCTGCCCGAGAACACGCGCAACACGCGGCCGTCTGCCGTGCCGGCGTACACCTCATTGAGGCGGCGCGAGTAGGTCTTGCCCGGAACATCGAGCAGGCGTGACCACGCGGTTTGATGCTGCTGAAACGCGTATTGGATGTTTTCGCCCGAGTTGATCGAAGGCCGCGCGATGTGGAGCAGCGCTAGACCTGGCAGCGCGAGCAGCTCCCAACCGTCCGTGTTCAGGAGGGTTTGAAAATCGACATTCAGCGCCGATTGCAGCTTGCGCAGTTGCGACAAAAGTTCGGTGTTGCTGGTCAGGATGTTGTCTAGACCGCCCTGCACAATTTGGTTGACCGGAATCACGCCGAACTGCGTAAGCACGTAGACATTCCCGCCGCTGGTCGTCATGCAGCGGCGGCCCACCGGGGGTTGGCCGATGTACCAAACGCCGACGTTGGCAAAGGCCGTTGCGCTGGACGGGTCGGTGCCTTCGTAAATCACGAGGTCGCCCGAGCTGCCGAGGATGACTAGGCGGTCATCGATGCCCGAGCCATCGTCCTGCGTCCAATTGGTCAGGCCCACGAGCGCGCCGCCGTTGATGAGCTGCGGGCCGAAGTCGAACAGCGACGCGGCGCCACCCACGGCGCCCACCGACAGGAACCACACTTGCGACGAAGCGCGAAGCGTGAACATGAGACGGCGCTTCCACACGCAAACCTGCGCGAACTGCGCGGGGTTCACGCCCGTGATGATCCCGGGGCCAGGGCCGCCGGTGCTCGTCATCTTCATCCACGAGACACCGTTGTACAGATACCCGCCATCGGTTTCGCTGCACGCGATGAGGTACTGCGCGCCACCGGCCGCCGTGAACATGGCCCACGACATGGTGCCGGCGTTGGTGGTGCCGCTCAGTGCGATGACCGGCGCGGAAGCCGCGAGGTTGCCGCCGCCCTCGATGTAGTAAATCCCCTGGTCGGTCGCGGCGAATAGCTGCGAGCTTGCAAGCGGGTTGGCAATCGCATTCGACGGCGTGCCGTTGTACGCCATGATCGTGCGGATTTGGTGGGTCGCGTCGCCCCCGATGTTGGTGGCGTATTCGTACCACCCGCCGCGAACCTGCAAGCCGAGGTCTTGGGCAATCCAGTTGTCCAACTCGATGGCGTCGGACGGCGGCATGTCCGCAACTTGGCCCGTGGTGTTCAGGCCCGAAGTCGGCGGGGGAACCGTGAGCGTGGAATGCACCACGCGTTGAGGCATGCGCTTTCCCATCGCGTCACGTCCCGTAGCCCGTATCGGGCGCGTTAAATTGCGTCGAAATCAGCGGGTACGTATCCGACAGCGCGGCCTGCAATACGGGCGCGTCGCTGTCGGCGTTCAACGCCTGTTCCAACAGCTCGTCGTAATCGGCCTGCGCCACCGTGGTGTCGAATCCCTTCGCACCGAGAAAATCGAGCTTCAGGCCAGCGGTCAACAGCTCGGCGTCGAACAACAACACGTTGTCGTCGGCGCTGATCGCGTCGGAATACGTGGCGGGGCTTCCCGCCGTCATGACCCAGCCGCGCGAGCTGTAATCGATGACGAGGTTTTGAGGCGTCGAGAACGTGTTGTAAATCTCGAATACGCCCCCGCGCGTCCGGTAAATCACGCTGATGGTGGACGAGCCCAGGTTGCGCGCCTTCAGGCACTGCCACTGCGGATCGGTGGCGGGCCCGAGCATGGGCAACCGGCTGGTGAAGTTCCACCCGGTCAGGTCTTCGAACGAATCCCAATCGGCGGGAAGCGTGTAGGTCGTCAACGCGGGGTCGGTCGTGAAACTCCACGTTTTGCGCAGCGCTTCCCAACGATTCGTCCCGGTGGGCTTGCACAACCGGCGCCCACGCGACTGCAACAGGCGGATGCACTGCTGCGCGGTCGTGTTCGAACCATCCGAATACGCAGCGGTCGGAACGGGCAGGCCCATTTGACCGAGTGCGTTTTGGATGATGTCCAAAACGGTGGCTTGCCGGTTGTATGCGGCCATGGCGTTAAGCCTTCATGCCCTGGCCGGATGCCAACAGCTTTTCGATGCGGGCCGCTTGATCGCGCACCACTTCCTCTAGGCTTGCAATCCGGTTGCTTTGGTCGGACATGACCTTGGCTTGCTTGGCGGCCTCGGCCGCGCTCTTGGTCTTGCCAAGCCACACGGCCGCGTGCGCCTTGAGCTTCACCATGCCGGGCACCTTCGCCACGATATCGTCGCGAACCTCGGCGAGCTGTTCAACCGTTTGAATGCCCAGGTACTTGAATTCCTCGCACTGGCCGCGCGTGAGAAACGGCCATTCGTTGAGGCGCGTTCCGCTGACCTGATCGTCCTCGCTCATGCCCTGCTTAAACATGGCGTACTGCTTGGCAAAACGGCGCTTGTCGTTGTCGCGCGCCGGCCGGTCAACAACGTTGTTCTTGTCGCCGGGGACGATGATGCGAACGCACTCCACGTCATCGATGATGGGTCGCCCCGCTTCAATCGACTTGTCCTCGTTTTTCATGGTGCCCATGTAGAACACCACGAACAGGGTTTCGTCGCCTGCGTCGGGTCGCGTGAACAGTGCCGGGTCGCCGTCGTAACTTTCCATTTTGGTTTTCTCCAAGGTGGGAGGGCCCGCCAAGACACGCTAGAAAGAGTGCAATTCGACCCAGCGCGGTGACGCCCCAGCGGGCCCAAAAATCAGGGCGCCACGGCCCAAGTCGAGTCACCGGCAACCATCGTTCGGCCGCTGCGGTTCAGGTAGCCGCCGGACACGGCCGCGCCATTGGCGACGCTGCCGGCCGCCGTGAGGTAACGCGTGCCCTTGTTCGTGCCGAAGGCGGCGCCCAGCATCGCGGCGCGCGAGTCGTAACCTACCGTCACGACAAGCGCGCCGAGGGTGCCGCCGCCAGGGCCCGAGGTGCCGTCATTCACGTTCACGGCGTTTGCAACCGTGAACGTCGGCGCGCCCGTAAAGCCCGAGCCCGGACGCTTCACGCTCGCGGCGGTGATTGCGCCGCCCGAAATCGTGAACAGCAGCGACGCAGCGCCGGCACCCTGGCCGCCGCTGGCGTTGCTTTCAACTTTGTAGTTGCCGTCCGTGTAGCCCGAGCCGGCCGTGATCGTCACGGGTTCCTGCACGATTTGGCCGGTGTTCGACGCGCTCGTGGCAAGCGTGCCGTCCCCGATGTGCGGGGCCACAAAGTCCGCCGCCGTCGCGGTGAAATTCAGGCCGACGATGGGGCCGCTTTGATTCGAACCCACGCCAATGCCGGTGCTCGCGCCGCCAGTGGCGTTACCGCCCTGCCACGTGTTCAACGCGCCATCGGTTTGATAAGTCGCGGTCATGCTTGATCCTTCGCAGGTTCAGGCGACACCGGGGTGTCGCGCTTGAAGTGGTAATGCAGGGGGTGCGACGGGTCTTCCATCGGCGTGTCCCACTTCGGGGGCACCACGGGCACGGCCTGCGCCTCAAATGGTTCCGGCGCCACGTCGGGCGCCGGTTCGGTTCCCGGCGCCAGGTCAGCGGCCTCGGGTAGGGGTTCGAGCGGTTCGGGGTCGGTCATCGCGTACTCCAAAAAGTCCCGAGGCGAACCCCGGGCGAAGGCAACCGCGCGAGGGCTTGCGCCCCCGCGATCCGGCGTTGGGTTACGGCGAAATGAGGCGGCCTTGGAACTGCGGGCCCGCGCTGGTCATGTTCCCGGCCCAGGCCAGGATTTGGACTTCCGCGTCCTGGTTGATCGCGTAGCGGCGATTGGGCGCGAGCGGCACCATGTTGCGATCCGCGTGGGGACGGAAAAAGATGTATTTCGAGTTCAGGAAATACGCGGTTTTCGTCACGGCAAAGCCACCGATACCGCCGTCCAACACAACGTCGGCGTCCATGTACTTGATCGTCGGGAAGCCGAGCGCGGCCGTCGTGGTGCCGGTGAAACGCTGTTGCGCCTGAAGCGACGCCATGTACGTTGACCACATGAAGTTATCCACGACGATGAGGTCAGGGCGATCCATGCCGCGAATCAGGCTGGCCCACATGCTGTTGAACGCGGCTTGAATCGTCGCGCTGGTCAGCGCCGAGCCGGCCGTGGTGGACTTCGAACGCCAGAACGACCACGTAGCGCGGTCGATACCGCCGTAAACGCCCGTTGCCGGGTTGATCGGCACTGCGGCGTCAAGGCCGATGATTTGCTTTCCGCCTGCGCCCGTGCCGTCGCTGTACACGCCCGCCGCGAGCAGGTTCATCATCGTGGACTCGGCCACCTTGATGCGGCCTTCGAGCAGGTCGATAAACTGCTGCTTGCCGGCGTTGCGCAGTTGGTCGAGGCCCGAAATGATGACGGGGCAAGCGGCCTGCTTGAAGTCGAATTGCGCCGCCGAAATCACGTCCTGCGCTGCCACCGGCAGGAGGTCGTATCCCGAATACCAACCGACGTTGCCGTTTTCGGCGAAGCTGATTTCTTCGAAGATCAGCGAGCCGCCCGACACGGTGCGGATGTTGCCGCGCTCGTTCAGGCGCGAAAGAAGGGCGTTGTTCTTGGTGACGTTATCGGCGAGCGTGCGCGAACGCGCTTCAATGGTGGTCGCAACGATATCGGTGACGTTCGGAAAAGCCATGATGAGGGCTCCAAAAAAGTGTGGTTTGAATCACGACCGTTTGGAGATGGCCCGAGGGTTCATCCGCGCCGGTCTAGTGGCGCTTGCGAACCGGATGGGCCGTGGCTTCCGGGGCGGGTTCAGTCGTCGACCGAATCCATTGCGGCTTCGATGGCTGCACGCACCGAGTCACCCTTGGGAATCGTGGCCCCGTGTGGGGTCGATTCGCTCTTGAGACTCTGCGCCGCGCGCTTTGCCCGGAGTACCGCCGCGCGATTGGTGCCCGTGTTCTGGGTGGTCGCGCGTTGTTGCAGGATTGTGCTCACGCCGTCATGCATTTGGCAAGCGCGTTGATAGACCTTTTCGAGGTCAACCGGAATACCTTGGCGGGTTTGCACCTCCACGAGGTCGGCCATGATGCCGGCCACGTCGCCGTAAAACTCATGCCCTGCGGCGAACTGCTGCAAGCCCTGTTGGATCGCCTGTTGTTCGAACTGCTGGGCCTGCTGGGCTTGCTGCTGCTGCATCGCCAACAGTTGATCCACGCGCGGGTCGTGGAACTGCTGCACCTGTTGGCCGGGTTGGGCCATGCCTTGGGGCTGTTGG